ATACTTGCTTTTGCTGATGCTCTTTCAAGTTCAGCCTCTTTCTTTAAGATATCTTCTTTGTTCTTAAATGATTCACCATTAACAATTGATATTAATTTAAGACCATTGAGTTCAGCATTAATCCTATCTTGAATTGCTTTGTTAGATAATTCTTTTGCCTTTTCATTTGCTGCTTTAGCTTCATCTTTTAATCTTTGTGTTTCTGCTGCATCAATAAGTTCAATTTTACCACCAGTTGATTTATTGGATTCTGCTCTTAAATCTTTGATACTTGCCTTAGTCTCATTCAATGCTTTGTTAGTTGCAAGTTTCTGAGTCTCTAAGTTTTTTAATTCAGATATATTAGCTGATAAGTTAATTGCAGCATTATCTCTTGAAGATTTAGATGCTGCATCAATTTGTGCTTTCTTAAATTCAATCTTACCAGCTAATTCCTTTTCTTGTGCTATTAATTTACCTTGATTTAAAAATAATGGTCTTTGTTGTGTTTCTAATTCTTTTGCTGCATCTCTTCTTGTTTTTCTTCTATCAGCCTCTTCTTGACTTATTTCTTTTGAACTAACTAATATTTGATCATTAAGATCACTTTGTGCTGCTCTTTGTTCTTTAATACTTGCAGTAGCATTTTTATTAGCCGTTTCTGATTCTTTCATTAAGTCATTGAACTTCTTTGATGCTGCTGCATTTGCTTGGTAGATAGCATACAAAGCACCTAATGCTATAACAAGTAGACCAACACCAGTACCAGCAATTGCTACCTTTAACAAGTCAAGACTCTTCTTAGTTGCTAATGTAGCCACCGCTGCACCTTCTTCAGCAGTTGCTAATGTACCAACAGCACCAGCAGCAGCAGTAGTAACCACTATCTTTTCTTTCATAAAGATAGACTGCAATGCTATCTTAGTTGCACCTTGACCAGTTACCAAATTTGCTATCTCTTGTAGACCAGTTAGTAAAGCTACTGATGCTTGTGTCCTTGCTATAGTCTTATTTAAATCTTCACTCTCTACACCGAACAAAGCAGCAGCACCTTGTGTAACTGCAAATACTGATGCAAGACCTTTAACTGCACCAATGGCTGCATCAAACTTAAAAGTGTCAGATGCTAATGTTCTAATTCTTTCTTGTGTGTCACCAGCTTGGTCTGCAAGTTGACCAGCCTCAACTGATAGTTTTTCAAATGCATCACTACCTGATTGACCAGCGGCATCTAATGCACTAATCTGTGCTTTTAAATCTGCTAATCTTGCTTTTAATGATTGTGCCTTTTCTCCAGTATTATTACTATTCTTACCTAATGTAAATATAGTTTGTTGTAAACTACTAATTTCTTTATTAGCCTTTAATGCTTCAATACCAGTATTTTTAATTCCATTAGCTAATGATGTACCAGCTTTAGCATACTTAATCGATTCTTCATTTAATTTAGAAATTGAATCTTTAGAAGAGTTGATTGATTTTAGATTTGCATCAAGTGATTTTTGTACGTCTTTAGATGCAAATGCAGCACTAATAGATTTACCTACTGATTTATAAACTTCATTTGCTAAGTTAGCTGATGTCTGAGCGGAGTCACTAATCTGTTTATTAGCATTGATAATAGTATCAGTTACACTTTTAAGTGATGCTGCTTGAGCCTCGTATTCAATTATAACTTTAGCCACGATTTTGAGTCTTTATGAATTGCTCAAATTTAGTTAAAAATAATTCAACATCGTTAATCATTAGTTGATTGTATGCAACCACGTCACCCTCAACTATAGTCATCACTTGAGTTTTAATTCTCTTGGTCGCTTCACTCGCTCTGTATCGTGGTGAGAATCTAAGTGGGTCAATGCTTTGATTAGGTTGCGTTGTTGCTCCCCGTTGTATACCCATAATTTCTGCATATCTTCGGGAGACATAGACATTAAGGGTATTAGCGGCTCTATGTCCAAACGTGTAAAAAAATCGTGCGCTCCTCCATTGCACATCTTTTCAAAGACTTCTAACTTTTCTTTGTGGATATCATTGTTAATGATGGTAGGGTCTTCATCGTCTCTTATAATCCAAGTGGCTGCTATGTTAAGCAGTAGGTCACGATGTATGATGGTATCTTGCCGTTCACGTATGATGTGAATGTATGTAGCAACCAATGCAGCATTCTTAGGATTAGATAGACCAGCACTCAATGCTTTCTCCATGCCTTCTAATATCAATTCCATCTCAGTACCACTTATACCTGAACTCAATCGTTCAAGTAATGCCATAGACATACTGAATCGTTCTAATGGCATATTGGTTTCTTTCGGGAATCGTAGGTAGTTGTACCCATCTTGAGTAAAGACCTTGACTAAGTTGTAACTGGTCTGTTTCTTATTCCACCTATTGAATCGATGCCACAACTTGTGAGGCATTAATTTTCTGAATAACTTCATCTATTGTGTTGTTGCTAACCAATCTATCTAAGTTGGTTAAGGTTAGTAATGTTGTGCCTTGATTCTCTACAACCATCATTATTGAATTGACATTAACTAACACCTTGCAGTCACCTAAGTCAATTGCAGATAGTTCTTGTAACTCTTCATCTTCAATACTCTTATTGTATTCTATTAAGGTTGATTGAATGATAATGAAGTTAGACATAGGTCACCAGTATTGATGTGGACATTGTGCATCTTCTACACGTGTCTTTGCTGGGAGAAAACACCCACAAGCATTACATAGATTCAATCTCTTATACCTATGTTGGCAGTTGTTACATATTGCAGTTCGCTCACTACTCAACTTCTTATTCTTAGAACTTGCAGTCAGGTAGTAGTACCACCCTTTGATTATAGCGTATAGTTTGCTCATTCTGTTAAGTTAACTATTGATGGTTCACTATCACTTAGTGCAATTGAGAAATCAATACAAGTATAGGTATCTTCACCTATGGTTAGGTCTTGCCTTGTGCCGTTTGGTGTATCAGTTGTTATCCATAAGGTGTAGCCTTGTAAAGGATCAATTAATACACCTTCAATAGTTATGTTACCATCTTCATCACTAATGGATACAAAGGTTTGTATTCGACCAGTAGCCTTATACTGGATGCATACAAGGTATGATGTATCAGGTTCAGCAACCCCGAATGTAAGACCAGTAGCACATACATCTACATAACTACCTGAATCGTAACAAGGTGAACAAATGCTCATAGGTATCTTTTTAAAATTGAATTTACAAAATAACGAAAACAATCTAAGAAATCTGCTCTTTCATTTAAATTCTTTCTGTTTGATTTGATTATACCACCATCACTATTACATTGTACTTGTTTAGCATCGTAGACGAACCCTTTACACCTAACTGAGTTCACCTTTACATCTAATCGTGTTAATGCGTTATTACAATCTATTCGACTATTGTAGTGGGTAGGGTTAGCTGGTATGATAATCTGACTATCTGCAAGGTGTAACCTTCTTTTGATTTGGGTATAAGCTGAACTATTATCACGTTGTTGGATACTTCTACCATTACCCATTGCATCACCAGTTATCCTTAGTAGACCACGTGGCACATTAAGATTTTCAACATAATCACAGAATGCATCAATGCTACCCTTATCTATGTTTATCTCACCAATGACTGAACACCCTTTAGTGGTATGCTGTTGAATAATTAATGCTGACAATGGGTTGATGTTGAAATCGACTGAGATGAATACTGGTAGGTTAGGGTTGATAGTTAGTGAATCGTCAATGTGTCTTTCATCATCCCAAGCATACAAGAATGGGTTAGATACATCGTCCATAACATCCCAGTCACCTTCAACAAATCGTGCATACTGAATTGGTGGTAACTCTTTAAGTGAATCTAAGTAATCTTGACTGATGTATGGGTTATCTGTGATACGTGAGTTGATGTAACACCACTTATCAGGTAGTGTATTGGTTCTCCACCTTTCATAGATAACTGACTTCACCCAGTTGTTAGCTGGGTTGCAAGTAGCAAGTAATACAATTGGTGGTTGACCTATAGACTTATTCCAACTACCTATACGTTCTTGCACCTTGTAGAAGGTAGCTTCTTGTAACTCATTTACTTCATCAAGACCAGCACCATTAACTTCAAGTCCTCTAAATCTATTAAGGTCTTTGTCATCGTCAAATGATTCAGCCATAAAGATTAATACACTACCATTGGTGAACGTAACTACATTGGTCTCACGATTCCAACTACTAATGTATTGATTCAACCCATCGTTAAGTATTGAACTAAATGAAGGAAATGTAGTCCTCTTTAGATCGGGTAAGGTCTTACGAATAATTACCCATCTTGAACGTGGATAAAGTAAACATAATGAAGATAGTGTTAGCAGTAACCAATACGTCTTACCACCACGTTATTCTTTCCCCCTCACATTTCTGCAAGGGGCAGCCATCGTATAGCACCACCGAATACAATAACCTTCTTGTATCCGTTGATAGCCATATCGTAGGCTTTAGTTTGTCTCTTAGTTAGTTTGAAACTCATTCGTCCTTATCTCCTTCAGTCCTTATGATTATCAATGGCTCAGTAGTATACATTGTGCTTTCACCATTGTTAGCCCAAAGTTTTCTTTGTCTATTAGCTAACCAATGCTTTGCTGCTGGTGTATCAGGTGGTAACTCTTTTCTTAGTTGGACTATCTGACCATCCTTAGTCAATGCCTCTTCAATGATGGTTAATCCTAATGCACGTTTGTACATTGCCTTAGCTACTTTACCATCAGCATTCTCTTTCCCTTGCGTTAACGACTTAAGAAACTGAGGGTGTTTGTGCTTCCATGCATTGAATGTCACCTCAGATATTCCAATGATGTTAGACATCTGAACATCAGATAGACCAAGTAGAGCCATTTCAAAGACTTGCTCATTAAATAGTTCTTTGTATTCA